TAGGTGAAAGTCTTTACCTGTTGCACTCTCGAACCTAAGTTTCATTGAACGACCACGACCACGTACCTTAGACTTAGTTACTATTGTATCTGTAGGATAGTTAAAGGAACCTAAATCGTCTGGGTCTACTACCGGAACATCTTTTAGTTTATAAATCTCACGGGGAGTACTGTTAGCCTTGCTCAAGTTCCAAGACACAGACATCAAACAGCTAGATGGGTTGATGAACTCGTAGCCTGCTCCACTTGCTGTGTAACCGTCTTCAGTTACTCGCATGTACGTTGTAATGTAGGGAGCAGTCTTGAATGTTGTCATGTCACCCATGAAGTCGTAACCTGCTTCAGCGAAGCTCTTGTAGTCTGCATCGCCCCAATCAAGGTAGCTGTCACCACGGAATGTAGCAAAGGTCATCTTACCCGTTGCACCATCTCGTACAAGAACCTTGATCTCACTGTCACCTTGTAAGTAGTCCCGGTAAAGGGTAGCAATTACGTTGTCTGCTCCGTTAACAATAGTGTCTGCACCATTGACTACTTGTGTTTCAGTAGAGGTAGAACCCAAACCAGCATAGTAAGATGTCCCGATAACGTAGCTTGTATCTGACTCTTGGTCTGCTATCTTCCAAGGATAGAAAGCCTGTAGAGCTAAGTCCATAACAAGTATATTGTTGTACTTGTACTCTATTGTTTCATCTGCATCTGGGTAGAACCACAGAACTCTCTGGTTAACTTTGTCGTACTCTACGTGTATTTGTGCTTTCTTCTCGTTTGGAATACTGTTCCAGAAAGTCTGTATAGTAGACAGAGAAAGGTTCTGTGCAGTAGGTACGTTAAGACTTTCACCCTGTTGTATTGCGTAGATGCCAGTCTTACTCCACCAAACAGGTAGGCCATCTGCTACAACAAAAGAGTTTTCATTGGTCAGACCTGTGTCACTGATACGAGTGATAGCATACTCTGTAGCACGGAACACGTTGTCAACACCAGCAACAGCCCACACACCGTTCTCAGCAAACACTAAGAGTGATGCCCCGATAACGTGTAGCTTGCGGATGTTGTGTGCATCAGGGATACTTACCACGCCACCGTCAGTGTCCAGCAGGTCACTAATGATCTCTGAGGTAGGGTCATACACCTGATAACAGTTACCTACGTCAGCAAGCCTCTCCGTCAGTCTGGAGAAGTAGACCTTACCACCATTCTTAGCTGAGTCAATACCTGCGTAGAATACCCGTCCAGCATAGGCAGCAACTGTACGGAACCTAGCTGTCTCAACTTCTGTTGTTAAACCAGAACGGACCTTGTTAAAGACATCTACGACAAAGTGACCATTGGCTGCAAGAGATGAACCAGAATAAATCTCTTCCCAGTCTGTTGCATTAAAGGCACCGTTAGCATCCTTACCTGCGTACCACGCATGTGTCAGGGCAAAAGTGTAAGTTGCGGGTCCACCGCCTTGGCCCCAACCTACGTTTTTAGCATCGTAAGTACGTTCAACTGAAGGGCTGCTATCATTCTCAAAGTATTCACTTGTAACTTCTACGTCAGAACCTTGCCACTCAAAGTCTCTCTCTTTAAATGCGATAGTTGTTTCAGAAAAAGTCTGAGCTACTGTATCAAATTCCACAAAGAAAGTATTAATCGCTGGTGAAGCAACGATCAATGCACCATTCAAGGAGGTTACTTGTACACGTTCATCTGAGGGGGAAAGGTTGTTAGATGCGGAGTGACTGTTTAAGTTTACAGTATCTGCATACTTATTAGCTGACAAAGGATCAGCTGACTTCTCGTAGAAGTAAAGTATATTGTTTACTTGGACTACTAGAAATTCTAGGTTAGGTTGACCAGCTACATTGTACCAGTCTAGTGTGTTAACCAAAGCACCCTGAGGAACAGTCACATCTGAAAGAACGTAGTTATCCTCTAAGGTAATAGCCTTACGTCTACGCCGTGTACCATCACGTTCCAAGGCACAGTTAAGCTCATCTACAGATGCGTTCTCAGGGAACGTAAGTTCAGAAGCCTCAGTAATGAGACCTTTGATGAAGGTATTAACCGTTCTCTGGATCAGGCTCTGTGGCATTAAGTTCTTCCTTCTTGGCCTTACGAGCCTTGTACCTATCGTTAACAGCTTTTCTAGCAGTAGGTTTCTTTAGAGCTAGATGGGACTTAACAGCACTCAAAGCTGATTCAATACCAGTCCACCGTCCACTTAACTCAACTGGAACTTGTGCTCCGTTCTCATACTTAACTGCGTAGAACTTAAAACCATCTTGAGGTTTGTAAACTACGAGTGCCTTTTCTGTTTTAGTGCTAAGAACTTTTACTTGTTGACCGTCTTCACTTCTAATTAATTCAACGTCTACCATAGTTGTTCTTTGGCCTTCCTACATTTAAACGGTGCATATCATTTTGTACATACACCTTTTGTCGTCTTGCTGACTGCTCGATCTTAGGGTCTGCACCAGACTTAAAGAGAGACATAGCCGTGGACTTAGCTTCAGCCAACATAAACGGAAACATTACATCGTCTACATCTGGAATGAAGGTATCTGAGAAGGAATCAAAAGTAGGATACTTAGTACCGTAGGCCCGTGTCTTGGAGGATGTGAGAGTACTATCTACTGATGCCAAGTATGAATCAAGTACTAAATTCTCATCATCGAAAGATGTGTAGTAGGATGGCATTATGTCATTACGAATAAGAAGAGTACTATCTGAAGCTACATCTGGAACTTGTAGTATGTTAGATGCCAAGCTATCCCGACGATCCGACAACCCAAAGAACTCATCTGGGCTGAGATAAGTCAAACGTCTGTACTCTACCCCGCCAACTTTACGAGATACGTTGTAATCTAAGAACTCAATATTCTTTACACGAGTAGGAAAAGAAAAGTGTGTAGGTCTAGCAGAACTAGAGAAAGAAGTTAACTTTATAGACTGAGCATGTTCAGGAATGATACGAGTAGAAATGAGATTGAAGTAAGTATTCTCAATAACTTTAGCAATCTGTTCAGCTTCGTTTGAATCAGAAATACTGTTGATCTCCTCCGAATCCATATCGGACAAGATGTTCTGGACCATTGCGAGGAGAGTCATCTTCATGTTATGCACTCATTCCAATAATAGAAACATAAATATTTGCGTAGTTAACATCTACGTTATCTGCTTCAGCTTTTGTTTTAATCTCAATGTAATCATTTTGAGCAAGAGGAGTTACAGCAGTTAGAGAGATAGAACCCCATGAACCTGAGGAGATAGTACGAATAGCACGAGAGCCGACAATCTCAGTACCGTTCTTAAACAAAACCCACTCTACAGCGTGTGCTACTCCACCAGATTGCGAAGAAGACATCGTTACATTGATAAGGCTTGTTACAGGAGTAGGGTCATCATAACGGAAACGTAGGTTAGGAGATGTCACAACTGTAAAGCCAGTTGTAATAGAAGAACTAACCGGAAAAGATAGGAACTTCTCTACTATGTCTGTATCAAGAGAGTATGCGTAAGGAGAGGTCGATGAGAAAGATGTAGATGCTGCTAGGTGTCTATGGATAGGTTGCCATGTACCACTACCAGAACCGTTAGCAACGTAGGCTTCACCACTGTTTGCACTGGCAACACCTTTAGGTTCGTGTAATGCACTACCTGTTAATGATGAATGTTCTACGTTAGCCATATCAATTAGTCCTTACCGGGGAGACTTGTTAAGACTATTATACACACAAGTAAAATAGTTGTCAAGTATAAAAAGGTAAGAGGAGGAGATTTCTCCCCTCCCCTTGTAATTATGTTACGCAAGAGGCGCAGTCAAAACTGTGACCAAGTTCTCTGGACGGTACAGTTTCAGACCGTAACGTGCAGTAGTTACAAACTCTGTACGCTGGTAGTCTTTGTTGTACTCTGTGTCCACGTTTGGCATCTGACGCCATGCACCTACGAAAGGCAACACTGTCTGATCCGCAGAGAAGAACATGTTGGTGATTGCGTTGTTTACAGTTGTACCACCGATTGTTTCGGCAGCTTCTGTCTTCAAGTAGTTTGAAGTGTAAACATCGAAACCGTAGATGTTAGCAACAAAGGACATGCCAGTTGCGATACCATCACGTACAACACCTTCCCAGCGTGGGTTGTTGGATACGCTTGTCAACTGAGACAGTGTGTTCATCTCAAATTCAACAGACGGATCAACGATAGCCACGAGGTTCTTCTGTGGTACTTTACCAGTTTTCAAAGCACGGAGAGCTTTAGCGAAGTCAGCTACGCCGATCTTACCGCCTGAACCGGAACCCAACATGCGGTGATCTACACCGTTGATTGCGTTACCATCGTCAACAGTCTGCTGACCACCCAATGCCATGATGTCTGTTTCGAGACGTTCCATCAAGGCACGTTCTTGCAGAGGTACAAACTGAGACATGATCTCGTTTGCGTAGTAAACATCTTGCATTGCTTTGTTGGTGATGTAGTTACCAGACTGCAAGTACTCAGTGATTGAGAAGGTGAACTGTGCATCGTCGATTGGATCGTATGTTACAGCTGCATCTTCAGTGTAGTTGTTAATGGTTGCATCACCGATTGATGGGATTTTGAATGTATCACCATCTGGAAAATCGTTCAACCAGTTAACATATTTCATACCTTGCAGTTCGTCACGCAAGATTTCTTTAAGTTCGGCGGACCAAACTTCTGCACGTTTAGCAAGTGCGAGTGTTGCTACTGTATTACCAGCCATTGTTCTATTCCTTTATTTATAGAAGCGGTCACCCAAACGGTCGGCATCTGCCATCATTTGCCGTTGGGTAGACGGTTTATAGTATAGTGTCGAGTTCTCCCGACGAAGTTTCTGGTAGTAACCAAAGTCTTTGTCAGAAGATGCTTGCATTGTAGAACCCTCAGTACGAATGCTCCCCTGCACTAACGGAGAAGGCTTAGGTGCTGACTGTCCCATTAACTGCATAAATGCAGCAGGGGATTTAGCAGCCATACCTTGCAACTCAGAAATAGGTAACCCAAGTTCATTAGCTTTCTGCTGTACTACAGCTGCTGCTTCTGTCCCATAGGTCTGTGCAAGTTCCGACTCAACGATTGCAATGTTGTTTTTAGCAACACTTTCCTGCTCTCGCTTCCTCAGGGT